GAAACCACGCGTCTTTTTTTTCATAAATTAATTTATGACACTTTGATTCTAAATTTTCAAACCAATTTATAAGTGTTTCAGAATTTTTATCAAACATTAAATCACAATAGTATTTTTTTCCTGTTTTAATAAATCCTTGTTTAGTTGAACTTTTTGAAGTTTGAATATATAAAGGTTTACCTCCATATTCAATTTTTGTAAAATAAGCACCTCCTTGAATACCTACAGGATGTGCTAAAGAAACTTTTGAAAAATCAAATGATTCATTAGGTTCAATAATATTATCCATATTATTGAAAATAAAGAAAAATAAAAATATAATAACACGCAAAAAAATTATATTATTTGTCTAATAATTAATTATGAAAGATTCATTTGTTCAACAATGTCTTGATATTTTAAAAAGAGATGATATAAAAAATGAATTTAAGATGTTATTAAACCCAGTTATAGATTTTATTTTATATGAAATCAACCCATATATTTATATAACGGTAGCATTAGTATTTTTAATATTTATAATGATACTTGCTATTCTTATTATTTTAATACTAATCATTAGGAATAAACAAGTAATTAATAAATTAATTTAAATTTGCGGAAAATTTAGGCAATTGAATAAATTATATTCTTTATAATTTATATAATGCCAAAAAGACATAGTCGCAAAAGTAAAAGTCGTAAAATGAGAGGTGGTTCTTATAGCTCTGCCACAACTTATGGAGAATTCGTTAACAATAGTGGCAATTCACAATTTGATAGAACTATGGACCAGTCAGGAGCTTATGGCGCAATACCAGGAAATGCAATTATTGGAAGTCAAGGACAAAATGTTACACCAGCATCACGCATTCCAAACGCAGAACAATTAGCATTAATTCAAAAAGCTGGAGGAAAAAGAAGGAAGGGAGGATTTTTAGGCGAAGTTGTAAATCAAGCTATTCCTTCTTTAGTTCTTTTGGGTATGCAACAAAATTATAAAAGAAACAAACGCGGAGGTAAGACACGAAAAAGTCGTGGAGGATTTATTGGTCCAGTTGTAAACCAAGCTATTCCTTCTTTAGCTCTTTTGGGTATGCAATATAATTATGGACATAAAAAACGAGGTGGTAAAACACGTAGACATTAAAATTTTATTATTTTATATTTGAGTTTAACAGATATAATTTATATAATAAATTAAATTAATGAGTTCAAATAATTTTGAAAGTCAAATTAAACAATGGATACAATTAGATAACAAACTTAAGGAATTAAATGAAGTTACTAAAGGTTTACGAGAGAAAAGAAATACGCTTGAAAAAAATATAACAACTTATGCTTCTTCGAACAATCTCTCTAATTCTGTTTTACAAGTAGAAAATAATAAACTCAAATTTGCTAACACAAAAATTCCAGAACCTCTAACATTTAAATATTTAGAAAAGACGTTGAGTGAAATTATTAAAAATGAAAATCAGGTTAAGTTAATAATGGAACATATTAAACAAAAGAGAGAAATAAAAACAGTTTCTGAAATTAAGCGCTTTTATAATAATTAATTTATATATCAATATTTTATATGAGCGGATTAAGTTATATTGGTGGAGATGAATTAGTATTTACAAATGACATGAAAGAAGGAATTCATTCTGGTGGTTTTAGTGTAAAATCTATTATGATGAAAGCTGGAATGTCTCCTATTATGACATCAAATGGTCCGAATATTCAAGTCGGAGGTAATAAATTAGATGACCCAAAGGTTTCTGATTTATTTTTAGACCTTGTGGTTCCAAATTGGACATTATCATATAACAATCGTATAGTTGGAGGAAAATACAAAGAAGTAGAACATAACGATTCTGATAGTGAAGATGAAGTTGTAAATGATGATTTACACGAGAGATTATTAGAACTTGTTAAACAACATAATGTAAATAATAAAGGAATTAAAAAAAAAGTCACAAGAAAAAATATAAAAAAAGTTTCCAAAAAAAGTGTTACAAAAAGAACCAAATAAAAAGTATAATAATTTATATTAAAGTATTAATCTAATATAAATCAATGTTTTTTTGTACTTATGATCATTATAATGAGGAACAACCTATTTATTATATATATAATATTAAAAATGAAGAAAGAGAATGTTTTATTTGTTTTGATATAAAAGCATATAATGAAGCGACCCCTATTACATTAAAAAAACAAAGGCTTTATATAACTGATTGTGATTGCGATAGTTTTGTACATACAAAATGTCTGCAATTATGGTTAGATAAAAACAAAAATTGTCCTATATGTAGAATAATTGTTAGAGCGAAACCTGTAAAAATAAATAATGTTAATAAAATTATTAACAATGGAATAAATTTTACTTTTTATATAATTACAAAGTCTAAAAATTTACTCAAACTGTTTTCTTTATTATTTTTTATATATTTTTTGTATATTAATTTATTAAATATTGTTACGATAAATTTTTTTTGAAAAACAATCTAAATATATATTAAGATGCCTATTATTCTTGATAATAATGTTGTTCAAAATCTAAATGGACCTACACATGCTATTTTTTTACAACAAACAATGCAAAGAGAAGGATTAAACGATAATTATTTAATTTTTTTTGGAGATACACATTCAATGGATAATTTTGAACCTTGTTACAATGATACTAATTGTACTGAACTACAAACTGATTTTATTAAAATGCTTAATACATTTTCTTCTACAACAAGAACAGATATTTATTTAGAATATTTTTTGTCTAAGTTTAGAGTAGTTGTTCCTCCCCATTTTAGAGAACAAGTTAAAAATACTTTAATTGACGACCAACAAATATTTTACGGCTTACGTAATAACCCAGAATTAAAGACATTAAATAAAGATGACCCTAGAATACAATATATTATTTCAGAAGAAGAAAAAAAAATTAGAAAAAAAAATATTAGATCACGTTCAAATATGTCCGAGTTAAACTATATGTACTTATCATGTTTTTATAAAAATTTTAAAGAAGAATTATGCCCATATAAAAATATAATATGGCAATATGCTGATGCTCGCAAAGTCAATAATTATACTTCAGGAAACCATGACATTGAAACTATTACTTACTCATCAGAATTTTTCGCAAAATTTTTACTTGAACATTTTACATCATCATCAAATAGAAAAAAAATAACACCAGAATCATTTGAGGAATTAGTGACATACGACGAAAGTGTAAGATTGGTGGATTTGTTGAAAAATATTCAACTTATTATTAATAGTTCTGAAAATTATATTGATAAATTATTAGCAAGACCTATTTTTCAAAAACAACTTAATAAAATGAATGAAGAAACTAAAACTATTTTTACGAAAGAATCATTCGTTATGTTAGCAAATAAATATAAAGATTTATTTAGACATTATGATTTTACAGGTTTGAATACGATAATTGAATTGTTATTACAATTTATTTCTTTGTATCCAGATGACACTATAGAATTTAATAAAAATTTAGAACCCGAGACAGATATATTATCTAAATTAAATAGCTTATCATTTGAACATAAAATTTTAGAACAATATGGATATATTTCTTATGCTGTAGGAAACTGTGCTATGGACATTTATTTTATTTTAAGAATTTACAAAAAAGATGCGGAGAAAACAAATAAAAATTTAGTTCTATCATATTTTGGTTCATTACACTCAACCACACTAGCGTATTATTTTACTGATATAGTAAAGACACATACTACAAATTTTGCTGGTGAAGCTCCTAGAAATTTAAGAAGAATTAATATTCCAGATACAATTACTATTGATTTAAATAAAATGTTAGATCATGATATCATTCAAGAATCAACAAATGAAATTTCAGGTGAATCATTAGACCAAGATGCTTTAAAAATTGGAGGAACAAAATTTAGAAAAAGTAGAAAAAGTAGAAAAAGTAGAAAAAGTAGAAAAAGTAGAAAAAGTAGAAAAAGTAGAAAATAAATTAATAATATAAAATAAGATTTTTATATTATACATCTTAAAATTATGATTCTAAGTAAATGTAAATAACTTTTAATAATTTATCCGTTAAAAATAATAAATGTTTAAAATGTTTAAAATGTAATAATTAAAAAATTTGGTTAAAATAATATAATAATATTGTGTATATATGAATATTAATCTACTTTTAGTATTTTTATTATTAAATTTATTTAACTCAAAAAAATTTGTAGATGGACAATTTGATTTTAATTTATGTAAAAATATGCAGATAACAAAATTTGATTTTACTAAGTGTATAAATGGTGAACATTTATTAGGAGGACCATATTATGGAAACCATAATTTGTCTCTAAAATGTATTTGTATACAAATGTCGTATGGTAATTATATTGTGAAAAGATTTATTTAATTATCATGATTTTACACCTTTGGACATTTAAAACGCCGACTTCAAAATTTCTTTTTTCTTAAATTACAATCTCTACATAATATTTGTAAATTACAATTCTTGTTATGATATTCTATCCATTCATTTTTAAAATCTTCATTTTCGTCTTTAAAAATGGTTAATTTATATACATCGCAATCAGCAAAATTTGTTGGAACTGGTTTATTTGTTATTTGTAAAAAATTATCTTTCAAACTTTGAAAAGATGGATTGTCGTGGTCTACGTGGTAATTTTCATATAGTTCATTTTCAGTTTTACAATTGATACACTTTAATGTGCTTTGTTGTTTAAATTTTATAATATCATCTTTAATGGCATTTCGCATTGCTCTCAATAAATCATCTGTATTTGTTCTTTCTTTAAATTGACAACAATATACCCAACTAAAGTCAGTTTCACTACCATCAGTTCTTTTAATCATTGTTTGATAGTATTTTTTTACTAATGGATTTGGTTGTATGTAAAAATAATCTATTCCTGACCCTATTTTTTCAAGACAACTTGGATGATTGTTAATCAAATTTACAAAAAAATTATATTTTTCGTGAGTTTTGTCAATACTACAACATCCTAAATTATTTATAATATTTCTTGCATAACTTTCGCATTCTTTTTTAGTTTTAAACGCTAATTCTCCTATATAATATTTTTGCTTCATAATATATTATAATTTTGTATATCATTTAATATGTTTTTATAAATTAATTAAAAATATCATATTATACTACCATAATGGATAACGAAGAACTTATTAAGGAAATAAATATGTTAAAGGAAGAATTAGAAAAAACTAAAACAGAATTAATTGAAACAAAAGAACATCTAAAAAAATATACAGCACCTTCTAATATGAAAAAATATTACCAAAATCACAAAGAAGAAATTATTAAAAAGGTAAAAGATTATAAAGAAAAAAATAATTATAAACCGACTATAGATAAAGAAAAAAGAAAAGAATATAATAAAATAGCATATCAAAAGCGAAAAGAAAAAATGGAAAAAGAAAAAAGTGGAATTTAAAATATTTAGGAATTAATAAATTATTTATATAAAAAACTACTTAAAATTATTTTCTTTGATATATTTATAAATGGGAAAAAAGAAAAAGGAGGTTTTCCAAGAATTTAGGAAAAATGATAAATCCGCTTACAAAACCCTTAAAATTCCTTTGAAAACGATTTTACTGAATCGTGATACAATACAACCAGTTATAAATAACTTAGTTTTTGAAATGAATGATTTAGTGATACATACTTATCAATTTATAAGGTTATACATTCTTCATTGTTATACTAATAATAATCCTTTACCTGAATTAAGTGATATATTTATTTCTTATTGTATCAAGACATTAGGAACTCGTGATAATAGAGGAAAGAAATGTAAAGACACTGAACTTTTAGAAACATTAGAAGAATTTTATAAAACAGAATATCAACTCTTACTCAATCACAAAAAAACTAATTTGAAGAATACAACATTTTTATTACCTTATTTATCAACACAAATTCATACCTCTTTATCTAATAATATTCAAGAACATTTTATTAAACATTTTTTACGATTTATAAATAAAACTACAAATGACATTACAGAAGATAAACAAATATTATTTCAATTCAAAAAGAACATTATGGAATTAACAGATACAAATGAATTATTTAATTTATGGAAAGAAACTCATTTACAAAACATTATTCCTGAAAATGTTAAAAAATCGGTTTATTATGATATTAAGGTTAGATCATTTGATTATTTGAAAGGAATGTTATATATGAATGATGTATTAGAAAAACAAGAAAGTAAATTATTTCAACCATTACCATTACGAAATAATATTATACCAAAGCATATTATTTTAGATACTGCTTGCATCATTAATTTATTTTGTCCTGAAAAAGATAAAGATGGTAATAAAATTAAGAAGGGGGAATTATTAAGTAATGTGAAAGATAATCAAAATGAAGTATGGTGTAATATGTTAAATTTAAACCATAAAATTTTCAAAAATAAACATTACCAATTTCATAACCAAATTCAAACTGACGGAATTTCGTGTTGTCTATTGTTTATAAGAAAAGATTTGAAAGATAAAAAATGGGGTTCAAAAGTTCCTGTTTTAGAA